CCCGCTGCTTCCAAGCCTCTGGACAAAACATGTCCAGGATCTCGTACGACAACGACCAGATCAGCGCGTAACCGCGCGCCTTCGCCGCGCGCGCGAACTCACGATGCCAGGCAAGCGCCGCACTATTGAACGTGCGCGACGGGTCGAGCTCGCCCGCGCCCGTGAGCCCGAAATAATGGCTCATCCCGATGTAATGGCTGATGACGCCGCGGTAGCCGAGCCGCTCGACCGCCTGCACGATCCGCTCGGGCGGCACGTTGTACAAATCGTCGTACGCAGTCGCGATGCGGAGCTGGTGCTCCGGCACCGCCGCATCGTTGATCGCGAGCACGCTGCCGGAGCCGTCGCAACCAATGTTCGAGATCGTGACGCTACCCTGCACCGGGCTTGCGAACAGCTCCTGCGATCCTTCCGCATATGCCGGCGCGACAAGGCTGACGAACATTCGGTCGATGCGCGTGGGATCGACGCGATCTGCATCGGTCGGCAACGCGAACCCGCCATCGAGTGAATCGAAGTCGAGCGTCACCTGCGCGTCAGTCGGGCTGCCGGTCGCATAATTCCACAACCGAACCAGCCAGGTCCGCGCACCGCCGTCCGCGTCGCTGCCCTCGATTGTCAGTGTCGGCCCGTTCAAAGCGTCGAGCGCGATGACGCCGCTCGACTGCCAACGAAAGCTCAGGACGCAATGCGAGTAATCGCGGCTCGTCTCGCGGGCGTGCGCCGGGTGCGAGAACTTGTCCTCGCTCTCCCAGATCAGGCCGACGAGGTCGCCCTTGCGCAGGAACTCGCATTGCACGCTGAGTCCGTGAGCATCGGGCGTGGTGACGATGCTCGCAACCGTCCCGCGCGGGAAATCGACGGTCCAGTGCAGCGGGTCGAAGCGCTTGACGTGCGTTTGCACGATCTTCGCGCCCGGGCGCGTGAACCACAGGTTCATTGTGCCTTGCTCACCGCGAGGCGCACGGCGCGCGCGAGCTGTCTGCTCGATTGCCGCAGAACCTGCGGATCGGAGGGCGTGGGAGCCTGGATGGTGATCCCCACGCGGACGTCGCGCGAATCCCCGCCCATCCGCTCGATCCGCCCGCCACTTGACGGCACGAACAGCTCCGGCCCGCGCTCGCCCACGACATAGGACCGTCCAGCGCTGACCGGACCGCCGGTCGCTCGTCCAGGCGAGCCCAACAGCGACGAGACGAGGCTTCCCAGCCCATTCACGATCCCTGCGCCGAGACTCCCGCCTGTCTCGGCGCTCGAACTGAAAAGCCCACGCAGCGACGCCTGCGCGATCTGGTTCATCGCGGTGAGTGCGACCTTCTTCAGGTCGTCGAAACCCACTTTCCCCGTCGTGATCGCACGCGCCAGCGCATTGTCGATCACCCGCCCCGCACTCTGCGCGCCGGTCGCGAGCGGTCCGTCCAATTGCCCGCGCATCGTCGCTACATCGCGCGCGAACGCAGCCGTGTCGGCGCGGACGCTGACCACGAGCTGATCGATCACTTCATCCATTTTTGATCTCTGATATCGCTGCTAAGACATGCCGATGAGCGGCTATCGCGAGGACAAGAAGCTTCTTCCGCACGATCAATTCACGCTGGGCTACCAATCGGCGAGGGTTGGTTTCGGGCTGCTGGCGATCGGGGTGCTCCTTCTCGTTACAGGACACCTGATCTGGGCGGGGGTAGCTGCCCTCATTGGAGCGACGCTGTTGCGGTATGGCCTCCGCAATCCCTAGTCGGGAAAACGCCGCTTCAATTCCTCGATCGTCGCAAGGTTCGGCCCTTCCATCGCCTGACCGTTGATGTTCAGTGCCATGGCCAGCTCCGCGGGCGTAGCATCCCAGAACTCGCCGGGACGCCACCCGAGCAGAATCGCCGCCGCGCCGCATAAGCGAGTGGCACCTTCTCCGAACATCATCGCCCCTGCAGGATCTGCGTCAGCACCGATTTGAGCGTCGGCGTGATCCCGGCGAGCCCCTTCTCCACCACCGCCTCGCCAATCCGCTCGCGCGTGATCGCCTCCGGTCTCCCGCGCGTCAGGTGATCGAAAAGTGCGGCAATCTGCTGAAGCTTCAGCACGCCCGCCGCGGCATGCTCCACAAGCTCGAACAAGGAGCCCAGTTCCTCTTCAGCCGCGACGAGCGCTCCAAACGTAGGTCGGAGAAGCAAGGTCTCACCCGCAACCACCAGGCTCGCCTCACCGCGATATGGGTTAGCCGTCACAGGGCGACGACCTCGCCCGAGCTTTCCAGCGCCAGCGTGTAGTTCCGCTCGCCGTTGAAATCGCCGGCATATTCGAGGCGCGTGACCAGGAACTGGCCCTGCATTCGGTCGCCGCTTTCGAAGCTCAGCTCATAGCTCTCGAGCGCACCCGAAAGCGCGAGCCCTTTCATCTGCACTTCCGCCGCGCTCCCCGTGAAAATGCCGGTCGCCGCGACGGATACCGACCGGACGCCGGCGCCCGACAGCAACTCGCGCCAGCCGCCGCTGCCCTTGTTGGTGATCTCGACCGCATTGCCGTTGATCGACAGCTGCGTCGTCTTGAGGCCCGCGACCGTCGCATAGGTCGGGTTCGCCGAGCCATCGCCGATCTTGAGCAGAAATGCGCTACCGCGCTCCGCCGCCATGATTTTCTCCTTGTTCTGAAACTGTTGATCAGGCTGTCGCCAGCATCCGCGCCCGGTAATCGATCGCCGCAGCCCATGGTCCGGCGACATCGCGGATCACGCGCCGCCGCACGAGCCTCATCGTCACCAGCTCCCAGCCATCGAGCTCCGGCAAACTCGCCAGGTTCGCTTCGACGCCGTCCGCGAGGCTGTGCAGCCGCACCGGCTCGTCATCCCAAACCGTGATCGCCACGAGCACCTCCCGCCCGTCAGCGCTCTTGTGCCCCCAGTCGCTCTCGGTGGTCGCGTCGAGCGAGACATAAGGGTAGGTCGCGCGGGCGGGAGGCCCGTCGAACACACCGCTCAGCTCCTGCACGTTGGCGAGCGCCGTCGCGATCGCCGTTTGCAACGCGCCACCCGCGCTCACCTCGGTCCTCCCGTCAGAAAGCGCAGGTTCGGATCGATCAGCCACCGCTTGAGGATGCCGCGCCCGGTAACAAGCACCTGCGCATCATCGGCCTGCACCGCCGAGTTGCCGAACATCGCCCGCAACCCTCCGGCGACATCCTGCAGCGTCCGCTGCTGCCCGGCAGCGGCGATCGCCTCGCCGCGCTTCAGCAAATTCTCCATCATGACCGGACCTCCTCGCAGAGCATGACGATGCGGTCTTTCTTGCGCGGATCGTCGAGCAACTGGCCGGTGATGAAGCTTCGCCCATTCCATCGAACGCGCTGGTTGATCTCAATGCCGTCGCGGCGCCTGATCGTGACTCGGTACCGCGGCATGGCGCTCAAAGCCTGGCCGACGCTTTCCGCACCAATGCTCTCGAGCGTGATTGCAGCGAGACAGCTGCACACCTGCTCCCATCCGGTCTCCTGCAGCGCCATCGCGTTGCGCGACGGAACCGCGCGCTCGATGATCACGCGCTCGCGCAGCGTTCCAGCGAACTCGGTCATGCCAACCGCATCCGGCGATACGGCCGCCACAGCGCGGTAACAGCGGCCGGCGGCTCACCCCCAGCCTCGTCCCGCGACGCGAAGAGATGTCCGACCAGCCGCAGCACGCCCTGACGGATCGGCTCGGGCACGCCGTTTTCGTCGTCGGCAATTCCGGCCGTTCCGCTGACCCGAATGCGTGACGCGCTCGCCTGAGCGACGCGCACCCACCCGTCACCCGCGAAGTCGATGTCGAGCGCGTAGCCGCTTGCATCCACCGGAGCGGCCACACCATTGATGTCGACTGTCGCAACATCGCTCATCGACCGCACCGGCGTGATCGGCAATCGCTCCCACCGCCCGCTGGCCGGCAGCTCGCACTCGAACGGCCGAGCGACCACGACCTGGTTGATGAACGCCTCGCAGAGCCCGCTCGCCGTGCGGATCAGGCCCGCAAGCAGCGCTTCCTCTTCGCCCGTGTCGATGCGCACATAGGCCTGCGCCTCGCTCATCGTGACGATCGGTTCGGCCACCCCCGTCATCAGCGCTTCTCCACGCGCAGCACGATCGAGCGCTCGTCGACGCGGCCAGCTTGCGTGACCACGCGATTGGATACCCGATAGATGCGCCCTGCGACGCCGCCGCCGACTGTGACCGTCGCAACCGTATCGCCCAAGTCGCTCGCGGCAATTGCGACGCCGCCGGTCTCGTCCGGCAGCACCGACCAGCTGCTCTCCGCAAGCGTGTCGGTGTCGCCGAGATAATCGGCGCCCCAGTCGATCGAATAATCGAGGACCGCGTCCGGGTCCTTGAGCAGGAATGTCATCTGTTCCCCTTGCTGTTTCAGCGCGCTTCCGGCTGCGCCACGGCGTCCGAATTGGCGGTGATGGTGCGGTTCTTCGGCGCTCTCCTGGTCGGCGCCTTCGTCGACGCGGCGGCCTGCCCCGCGACCACCACGTCGCTGACGGCGAGCGCGGCGATGCTCATGCCGCGACCCTCTTGTTGATGCCGAAGCCAAGGACGACCGCCTCGGCCAGGTCGCCGCCGCTGATGTTCTGCAGGCAGATCGTCCGGCTTCCGCTGCCATTGCCTTCCGACCAGCAGCGGTAGGTGCCCGCTGTCGCTGCACCCGTCTTGAGCCAAACGTCGACATAATCGTCGGGCGCGATCGTGCTGTTCGTCAGCGTGAAGCCGACGACCGCGTTCGCGGGCAACGAGGCGCCGTTGAGCGTGATCGCACCGCAAACCTTGTTCAGCGTGACGCCGGTCGACTTGCTGGTCGCCTGGACGACGCTGCCGCCCGCA